CCCTTCGTCTGCCTGATCGCCGCCAGCGCCGAACGCGCCCGCGACCTGCTGGAGAACATCAAGATCTGGCTGGAGACCAATCCGCTCCTGCAGGCGGACTTCCCCGAAGTGACGTACCCGATCCAGTGCCTCGAACGGATCACCAACCGGCAGAAGGGACAGAAGTACAAGGGTGAGCCGACGCGGATCGACTGGGCATCGGACCGGATCGTGTTGCCGACCATCGCGGGATCGAAAGCGTCGGGCGTGGTGATCTCGTCCAGTGGCATGAAGGGCAGCGACATTCGCGGGCAGAACTACGCCCGTGCCGACGGCCAGGTCGTGCGCCCGCAGCTGGTGATGGTCGACGACCCGCAAACGACCGAGTCGGCCTGGTCGCCGTCGCAGTCCCAGCGGCGCGAGGCGATTCTGGCCGGCGACGTTCTGGGCATGGCTGGGCCGGGCAAGAAGATCGCGGGCTTGATGGCCTGCACGGTGATTCGCCCGGCGGATATGGCGGACAACATCCTCGACCGCGAAAAGCACCCCGAATGGCAAGGCGAACGGACGAAGATGGTCTATGCCTTCCCATCGAGCGAGAAGCTCTGGGCGAAGTATGCCGAGCTGCGGGCCGATTCGCTTCGCAACGACGGCGACGGCAGCGAGGCGACCGAGTTCTACATCGCCAATCGCGAGGCGATGGACAAGGGCGCGGTCATCGCCTGGCCGCAGCGGTTCAACGAAGACGAGGTCAGCGCGATCCAGCACGCGATGAACCTGCGATACCGCGATGAAGCCGCATTCTTCGCCGAGTATCAGAACGAACCGATCGTGGAAGAGATCGGCGAGGAGATGCTCACCGCTGAGCAGATCGCCGCCAAGCTCAACGGTTACCGGCCCGGCGAGATTCCGATCGGCTGCAACCACCTGACGATGTTCATCGACGTGCAGCAGAAGGTGCTGTTCTGGATGCTCTGCGCGTGGGAGGAGAACTTCACCGGCTACATCGTGGACTACGGCGCGTGGCCCGAGCAGAAGCGGGCTTACTTCACGCTGCGGGACATCCATTCCACGTTGGGCCGCGCGACGCCCGGTGCCGGACTCGAAGGCCAGATCTTCGGCGGCCTGGAGAAGCTGACCGCCGAAAAGCTCTCGCGCGCCTACCGACGCGAGGACGGCGCTGAGATGCGGATCGACCGCTGCCTGGTCGACGCCAACTGGGGCCAGTCCACGGACGTGGTCTACCAGTTCTGCCGGCAGAGTAGCTTCGCGGGCATCCTGCTGCCCAGCCACGGCAAGTACGTCGGTGCGTCGAGCGTGCCTTTCAGTGAATACAAGCGCAAGCGCGGCGACCGCGTCGGCCTGCACTGGCGCATTCCGAACACCATCGGCCGTCGCCAGGTTCGGCACGCTCTGATCGACACGAACTACTGGAAGACGTTCGTCCACGCCCGCCTGGCCGTCGCCATGGGCGATCCCGGCTGCCTGTCGCTGTTCGGCCGCGACGACAAGGCCCATCGCCTGCTGGCCGACCACCTCACGGCCGAGTACCGCGTCAAGACGGTCGCTCGCGACCGGACCGTCGACGAATGGAAGCTGCGCGCCACCCGCCCGGACAACCACTGGCTGGACTGCCTGGTCGGGTGCGCGGTGGCGGCGTCGATCCAGGGCGCTTCGCTGCCGGGTGTCGCCGATGGACCTGTGCGGCCGAGGCAGCGCATCAAACTCTCGGAACTGCAGAGGGGCAGATAATGCATACCGCAGCAAAGCAACCACTGCGACAGACGGGACTGTCCTGCCCCAAGTGTGGGTGCCGCGACCTCCGCGCCTACTACACCCGCGCCAAGCGCGACTACATCCTCCGGAAGCGCATTTGTCGGCATTGCGGCCACGAAGTGATCACACGCGAGCGCATCGGCGCGTGAAAGTTCCAGTATTGGAACGATCTTCATCATGGGGCTGTTTTCCGCGCGAAGTTTTCAGGCTCTGCGGCAATAAGCACTACGGGCACGCAAGAACGGCCCGGAGCAGAGCCCATGACCGACACCCTCGACAACTCGATCAAGACGAACGCCGAAGGCCCGGCCAAGGCCAGCGGCGACTCGGGTAGCGTCGAGCAGCACAAGCTCTCCGAGCAGATCGCTGCTGACAAGTACCTGGAGTCGAAGAAGGCGAGCCGCGCCAAGGGTCTGGGGATCAAGCTCGCGAAGATCTCGCCGGGAGGGACCGTCTGATGTGGCCGTTCCGCAAAGACAGGAAGGCTTCCTCCCAGAAACGCTCCCTCCCGGCGGTGGTCCGTGCCCGCTATGACGCGGCGCAGACCACCGCTGAGAACGCCAGGCATTGGGCGATGGCCGACGCGCTGTCGGCCGATAGCGCGGCTTGCCCCGACGTCCGTCGCAAGCTGCGCCAGCGCAGCCGCTACGAGGTGGCGAACAACAGCTACGCCAAGGGCATCGTGCTGACCATCGCCAACGACTGCATCGGCACCGGCCCGCGGCTGCAGCTACTGAGCGACGACGCCGAGACCAACCGCCGCGTGGAGGCGGCGTTCGCCGCGTGGGCCGAAGCGATCAACCTGGCCGAGAAGCTCCGCACGATGCGGATGGCCAAGTCCACCGACGGCGAAGCGTTCGCCGTGCTGACGGCCAACCCAATGATCGATTCGCCCGTGATGCTCGACGTGCAACTCGTCGAAGCCGACCGCGTGGCGTCACCGACCATGGCGCTGCTGCCGTCGGTCGGCGACATCGACGGCATCATGCTTGACGCCTGGGGCAACCCGCAGACCTACACGGTTCTCCGCCAGCACCCGGGCGATCTAGCAGCATGGAAGACGCAGTACGACCTGGTGCCCGCCGACGCGGTGGTCCACTGGTTCCGATCGGACCGGCCCGGTCAGCATCGCGGCATTCCGGAGATCACGCCCGCGCTGCCGCTGTTTGCCCAACTGCGCCGCTACACGCTGGCGGTGATCGCGGCGGCCGAGACCGCCGCCGACTTTGCGGCCGTGCTGTTCACCGACGCACCCGCCAACGGCGAAGCCCAGGCGCTCGAGCCCATGGACGTGGTCGAGCTCGAGAAGCGCATGGCCACGGTGCTACCGGATGGCTGGCGGCTGGGGCAGGTCGAGGCGCAGCAGCCGGCGACGGGTTACGGCGAGTTCAAGCGCGAGATTCTCAACGAGATCGCCCGCTGCCTGAACCTGCCGTACAACATCGCGGCCTGCAATTCCTCGGGCTACAACTACGCTTCCGGTCGCCTGGACCACCAGACCTATTACAAGTCGATCCGGGTCGAACAGGCGCATCTGGCGGAAGCGGTGCTCGACCGCATCTTCGCCGCCTGGATCGACGAGGCCATGCTCACCACGGAGCTGTCCTCACTTCGCTCAATGCGAAGTGTGCCGCACCAGTGGTTCTTCGACGGCACCGAACACGTCGATCCAGCCAAGGAAGCCAACGCCCAGGCGACGCGCCTTTCCAGCAACACCACCACGCTGGCCATCGAGTACGCCCGCCAAGGCCGCGACTGGGAAACCGAACTCCGCCAACGCGCGAAGGAACGTGCGTTGATGCAGGAGTTGGGGCTCACCAGCACCCCGGCCGCAGAGCAACCCACGGAAGACGAAGACGAGGAGGTCGACACGGATGTCGAGCAAGACCAGGCAGCCTGAGCTCTCTGACTACATCAGCTTCCGATGCCCGCTGACCGTTGAGGCGGCGGACGATCCGGAGAAGAAGATGCCACGCTTCCGCATGGTCGCCTACACCGGCGGCGTGATGCGGATCACCGGCTTCCCGCATCCGGTCGTGGTCGATCTGGAGGGCCTGGCCATCGACCGCCAGGACATCCCCGTCCGCCTGGACCACAACCCGCGTCAGGGCGTGGGCCACACGCAGCGCGTCTTGGTCGAAAACGGCCAGGTCGTCGCTGAGGGCCTGATCAGCCGCGACACCTCGTGGGCGCGGGACGTCGCCAAGAGCGGCGTCAACGGCTTCCCCTGGCAGGCCAGCATCGGCGCTGCCGTCGTGGACGCCGAGTTCGTGCCCAACGGCCAACGCATCACCGTCAACGGACGGACCTTCGACGGGCCGCTGCACGTGGTCCGCAAGGCCGTCCTCAAGGAAATCTCGTTCGTCGACAGCGGCGCGGATGCCGCCACGTCGGCCCGTATCGCCGCCACCAGCAAGGAGACCCGTTCCATGGATGAGAACACCAACACCACTGCCCAGGACGACGCCCAGCAGGATGCGGGGCAGACCGATGGCAACACCCAAGCCGCCGACACCGCAACCGAAGCGCCCACCCGCACCGACTCCAAGTCCGCAACGCAGGAGCCGACCGCGCCGAAGTCGCAGGCCCAGACTCCCGGCACCGTCAATGCGTCCGCCGCCGACACGTCCGGGGGCGACCCGGTGACCGACATGCGCCGCCGAATGGCCGCCGAGACCCGGCGCGTCGAGGCGATCCGCAAGGTCTGCGCCGGCAAGCATCCCGACCTCGAGGCCAAGGCCATCGAGGAAGGCTGGGACGAGAGCCGCACCGAACTGCACGTGCTCCGCGCCTCGCGCCCGCAGGTGCCGGCCGTGGCGTCCCAGCCCCGCAACACCAGCCCGCAGGTCTTCGAGGCCGTGGCGCTGATGGCGTCGGGTCTGCCCAACAGCCGGATCGAAGCCGTCTATGACGAGTCGATCCTCGAAGCCGCCGACAAGCTGCGCGGCGTGGGCATCCAGGAGTTCTGCGAACTCGCCAGTGGCCAGCGGCTGCCGCGCTTCCGGCGCGATGCGTCCGGCTGGCTGCAAGCCGCGTTCAGCACGACTTCGCTGCCGGGCATCCTCAGCAACATCGCCAACAAGATGCTGCTGGAGGGCTACAACTACGTCGAGGACGCCTGGCGGAGCATCGCGAAGATCGCCTCCGTCAACGACTTCAAGGAGCACACGCGCTACCGGATGACCGGCAGCTTCCAGTTCCAGCAGGTCGGGCCCGACGGCGAGCTCAAGCACGGCCAGTTGGGCGAGCAGCAGTTCGGGCAGAAGGCCGACACCCACGGGATCATGTTCGCCCTGACGCGCCAGATGATCATCAACGATGACATGGGCGCGTTCACCGACATCCCGCGCCAGATCGGCATGGGCGCGGCCGAGGCCATCGCCGACGCCGTGTGGGGCCTGTGGCTTTCCAATCCGGTCCAGTCCGACGGCAAGGCGTTCTTCCACGCCGACCACAAGAACTACGCCGAGGGCGCGGACACCGCCCTGAGCGTGGACGGTCTGACCGACGCCGAGGTCACCTTCGGCAAGCAGGTGAAGCCCAACGGCAAGCCGCTGGGTATTCGCGCCAGCACGCTGCTGGTGCCGACGGCCCTGAAGGTCCCGGCCGAGATGCTCATGAAGAGCATCCAGCTCAACGAGACCACCACCGCCAACAAGGCCAAGCCCTCGGCCAACCCACACGTGGGCAAGTTCGACGTGGTCTCCAGCGTGTACCTGTCCAACCCGACCTTCGTCGGGGCTTCGGACAAGGCCTGGTACCTGCTGGCCGACCCCAACCGCCTGCCCGCCATCGAGGTCGCATTCCTCAACGGCGTGGACCGTCCGACCGTCGAGAAGACCGACGCCGACTTCAACACGCTCGGCGTGATGTTCCGGGGCTTCATCGACTTCGGCGTCCGTGAGCAGGACCACCGTGGCGCTCTGAAGATGAAGGGCGAGGCGTAATCCTCGCCCCTCATCTGAGGGCATGACTTCCTTCAACCATCAAGGAGCAACGACTCATGGCAACCGCAACTTTCGTGCATGACGGCAAGAGCATCGACTACACCCCCGGCGCTGACGTAAGCGCCGGGGACGTGGTCGTGCAGAACGACCTGATCGGTATCGCTAAGCTGGACATCGCCTCGGGCGTGCTCGGTGCTCTGGCCGTGACGGGCGTGTTCGACGTGCCCAAGACGGCCGGCGTCGGCGAAGCCATCGGCGCTGGCGCGAAGGTCTACTGGGACGTCGCCGACGGCGTCGCCAAGGAAGACGCCGAAGCCGGCTCGAACAAGTACCTCGGCAAGACCGTCGTCGCCGCCGGGGATGACGACACCGCTGTCCGCGTCCGCCTGGAGCAGTAACCCGTGGCCGACCTTCTCCGCCAGGGCTCGCAGTGGCTGGAGCAGATGCGCACGGCGCACTGCTCCAGCCCCGTCGAGTACCGCCGACCGCCCGACGCCGTGACGGTCAACGCGACCTACGGGAAGACGGATGTCGATCTGGCGGATGAGTCGGGCCTGACGATCCGGTCACACGTCTGGGACTTCCTGATCCTGGCCGACGCACTCGGTCTTGAGCCGGAACCCGGCGACGTGGTCGCGGCCGACGGGCGGAGATACGAGGTCATGAACCTGGGCGGCGAGGGCTGCTGGCGATGGAGCGATCCATACCGCACGACCTACCGCATTCACACCAAGGACATCGGAGCGGACACATGAGCGAGTGCAGCCAGTTCGAGCAGTGCCAGAACCATTTCGAGTCGATCCACCGCAAGCTGGACCGGCTCGACGAGGCGGTTCGCGGCAACGGCAGGCCCGGCATCCAGCTTCGGCTGGACCGCCTGGAGCAGGACGCCAAGCGCCAGTCCAAGCTCACCTGGCTGATCATCGGCGCGGCCATCGCCGCGCTGGGCTCCGGCCTGGTCGCCTGGATGGCCGGATAAGGAGGACTCATCAATGGCGAAACGCTGGATCAACTCGATGGACGTGGAGGTCGGGGCGAACGGAGCGCCTCTGTTCGACCTGGCCGGCTGCACCACCATCGCCGGTGGGACGAAGACGGTTCCTTCCACGTCCACGCCGCAGCCGCTGGTGGCGACGGCCACGCCGTGCCGGTTCGTGTGGGTCGGCGCTCGCGTGGACGCCTACGGCAATCCGCTCAACACCCGCCCGTGCTTCGTGGGCGACTTGGCCAACCAGAACGTGCCGGTCATGCCCAGCAATTACGAGGGCGTCGTGATCCGCATCGACGACGCCAGCAAGCTGTACGTCAAGGTCGGCATCAACAACCAGGGCGTCGTGTACCGCGTCTTCGCATAAGGCCCTTCTGAGAAAGAACCATGGCGACGATCACTTCCGCACAAACCGGCTGGTGGGGAGACCCGAACACGTGGGTCGGCGGCGTCGTGCCCGACATGAGCATCGACGACGCCATCGTCGCCAATGGCCACGCCGTCCTGATCGAGCCGGAGTCGTATGTCGTCCTCGTCGATGGCCGCAACCTGACGGTCGAGAACGGGGGCGTGTTGGTCGTTGTCGGTGGGCTGGAAGTCTTCTACTACGGCTGGCTCGGCGTGGACGGCGACCTGGTCATCATCTCAGGCGCATACGTGAGTCTGTACGACGACGGCAACGCCGACATCAATGGCGGAGCCGCCGCCAGCGTCGATGGTTCCCTCGACCTGTCGTACTACGCCTACCTCAACGTCTACGGCAAAGTCACCGTGGGCTACGGCGGCTACCTCACCGCCTACTACGACGGGAACGTCTATGTCTCTGGCGGAAGCGTCACCGTCCATGGCTACCTGGACATGGATGACTACTGCTACATGGACCTGGACGGCGGAACGCTCACCGTCGAGAGCGGCGGCGTCGCCAACATCGGTGGATACGTCCAGTGCTATTACTACGGCAGCATCTACATCTACGGCGAACTGACCGTCACCTCGTCTGGCTACATCGAGGCCGTCTACTCCTCTGAGGTCACCTGCGAATCATCGGGTCAGCTAACGGTCGACGGGTATCTGCTCGTCGCCGATGACGGTTCCTGCCGGGTCTACGGCCCCGTAACGTTCTCGCGCTACGCCGGCTTCGACGCGTGGTACTACGGCTACCTCGAGGTTAACTCGGGCGTCGTGGACGACTACGGCTACCTGTACATCCACTACGACGCGTTCCTCTATGTCGGCGGGGAAATCCGGGTCTACAGGGACATCTACATCTCCGGGCAGATGTACGGCGGCGGCAAGATCGTGATGTTCCGCCGCGAGGGCCAGATCAAGGACGGCGACGGCAACAGTCTCTTCAAGCTGGACCAGACCTACGGGCATGGCCAGATGGCAATCGCATAGGAGAACCAGCAATGGCAGAGCAAACGATGGGCACGCCCGCGAGGCAGACGATGGAACTGACGCCCGCCGAACAGGAGGCCGTCGAACGGATGCGGATGAGCCCCGCCGACCGCGCCGCCGCACAGGCGGCCCGCAAGCAGGCGCGTCTGGACGCGATGACCCCCGAGGTCCGGCAGGTCATCGAGCAGCGCAACGCACGCGTCGAGGCAATGACGCACCCCGAGCGGCGCAACTATCTGGCCGGGCAGCGCCTGGCGGGCCTGGCCCGCTCGCTGCGGCACGAGGTCCAGCAGGGCCTGTCGCTCAGCGATGCGGTCGCGGGCATCGAGTCGGCGCAGGTTGACGACCTGAACTGGCTGGTCGGCGAACTGACGCGGGAGGCGTAACGGATGGCGCTGGCGATGAACATCGCGGACGCCGTTGTGGCTGAGCTGGCTTCGGGCAGCTTCAGCCAGGCCATCACGCCGCAGCGGATGGTCCTGCCAGAGTTCGGCCTGGAGGACCTGGCGGACCTTCGCGTGACGGTGGTGCCCAAGGCCGTCGAGGTCACCGGATCGACGCGCTCCGTCTGCCAGCACGACGTGCAGATCGACATCGGCGTGCAGAAGAAGCTCGGCAAAGACCTGGACGCCGAAGTGCCTGCCCTGTGCGAACTGGTCGACGAGATCGCCGCCTTCCTGAAACGCCGCCCACTGGCGGCCGCGCCGTACGCGGCGTGGGTGCGCTCGGCCAACGAGCCCATCTACGCACCGGAGCACCTGGCAGAGCAGCGCGTGTTCACCAGCATCCTGACCGTCACCTACAGGGCGATGTCATGATCCGCTTCGAGATCACCAAGCTGTTCTTCGACAAGAAGGCCGTGCGTGACAAGGTCGACGCCGGCACGCGGCGGGTGCTCTCGAAGTTCGGCGCGTTCGTCCGTCGCACGGCACGCAGCAGCATCCGCAAACGGAAGAAGCCCTCGTCGCCCGGATCGCCGCCGAGCAGCCACATCGGCTTGCTGAAGAAGTTCATCTTCTTCGGCTACGAGCCGGCGAAACGCAGCGTGGTGATCGGCCCGGTGCGGCTGAGCCAGAAGGGACGAGGCGAAGCGCCGCACCTGCTGGAATACGGCGGCTCGACGAAGCTCGAGCATCGAGGCAAACGCAAACGGGCGAAGGTCCGGCCCAGACCGTTCATGGGGCCGGCCTTCGAGAAGGAAGAACCCAAGCTGCCCGCCATGTGGAAAGGCAGCATCAAGTAGCAAGGAGGCTGCACGATGGCCGAAGAATTCATCCTTGGCATGAACGCCAAAATCTACCAGGGGCCGACCGGATCGGACCTGGCCAGCCTGACCGAGATGAGCAACGTCAAGGACGTGACGCTCAACCTCGAAGCGGGCGAAGCGGACGTGACCACCCGCGCCAACCAGGGCTGGCGTGCGACCGCGCCGACGCTGCGCGAATGCACCGCCGAGTTCGAGATGCTCTGGAAGCCGGGCGACGCCGGGTTCGACGCGGTCAAGACCGCGTTCCTCACCTCGGCCACGGTCGCCCTGGCCGTTCTCACCGGCGACAAGGCCGCGTCCGGCACCGAAGGGCCGAGAGGCGACTTCAGCATCACCAACTTCAGCCGCAACGAGCCGCTTGAGGAAGGCGTCACCGTCTCCGTGACGGCGAAGCTGGCGAAGTTCGAAGAGTGGGTGGAGGTGGCCTGATGAAAACCTTCACTGATGCCGCCGGTCGGACCTGGACGCTGACGCTCAATCTCGGCACCGCGATGGCGGTCAAGGGCAAGCTTGACGTCGACCTGCTTCAGCCCGAAGCGGGCGACCCGCCGCTCCTGACGCGCCTCGGCACCGACGAGATGCTCCTGGGCGAAGTGCTCTGCGCCATGCTCGAAGGCCAGTTCGTCACGCACAAAGTGACCGAGGACGACGTGCGAAATGGCTTCGACGGGCAGACGCTGCTGGCCGCGCAGAAGGCCTTCTATGAGGAACTGATCGATTTTTTCCGGTCGCGCGGCCGCAACGATCGGGCCAAGGCGGTCGCCAAGCAGATGGCCATGATCGACGCGGCGGTGACCGCCATCGAGACGCGGATCGACGGGATCGACATCGACCAGACGATCCGTGGTGCGATGTCTGGCGAATCGCCGGATCGCTTGGCGTAGACCCCCGGCCCCTGACGTTGCGGCAGTTGCTGTGGATGGCCGAGGGCCTGGGCCGCGAGCGGTGGGCGCACACGTCGGTCATCTGCTCGCTGATCGCCAACGCCAATCGCGACTCGAAGAAGCACCGCGCATATCGGCCGTCCGACTTCGACCCGTATGCACGCCTGGACCGGCGATCACGGATGGTTGCTGGCAAGCAGGACCTGAATCTTCTCAGAGAGGCCCTCGAGGCCCGGAAAGGCAAGTGACATGGACTGGAATGGAATCTGGCAGGTCACGTGGGACGTTCTCAACAGCCCGGCGGTCATCGCCATCATCGCGGCCAGCCTGCTCTGGCTGCTGAACAAGCTCTACGCCGCCAAGCCCGCCTGGCAGGCGTTCGAGGGGACGATCATCGCGGCCGTGAAGTGGGCCGAGAAGGAAATCCCCGACGACACGCCCAACAAGGCGCTCAACCGCCTCAACGCCGCGCTGAACTACGTGGTCAAGGTCTACGAGGAAGCGCGCGGCAAGCCCGCCGACGCCAAGGTCCAGGCCGAACTGCGCGAGGGCATCCAGATCGTGCATGCCGAACTGGAGGCGTCGGGCAACCTCGACAAGCCCGTGCCGACGGAGGGCTGAGCCATGCAGTGGCTGATCAGCCTGATCGTCGCCGTTGTCCGTGTCCTTCTGCCGTGGGTCGTGAATCAGTCGCGACCCACGGCGGAGGACGCCCACCCGGACCGTCATACCCGCGACCGCTTGCGGGCCAAGGTCCGCCAGCATTGGGGCAAGCCATGAGAACCGCCAAGCTCGAAATCTACCGCGACGTGAAACGCGAGTGGCGATGGCGAGTGCGTGCTGCCAACGGCCGCATCGTCGCCGACAGCGGCGAGGGCTACCGCCGTCGCGCGTCGGTCCACCGCGCCATCGAATGTGTGCGGGTACTACTGACCGGCAACCTGCCGGTCGTGGAGGTGCAACCATGATCCGCAAGCTGATCCCGTTCCTGATTCCCATCCTGCTGCTGACCGGCTGCGGCAGCGGCTCTCTGTTCACGCGGACGATCTACGTCCCGCACGGCACGCCCGTGCGACTGCGCGAAACCGTCGAGGATGTGAAGGTCTGGGTCAAGGACGCCGACGGCCAACCCGTCGCGGGCAAGATGGACCTGCCCGAGGGCTGGTACGCCTTGCCGTTGGACAACGAGGAGTAGTCGCTGGTGGCATCGACCCAGGGCATCCGAGCCGGCCGCGCGTTTGTCGAGCTGTTCGCCGACGACAGCAAGCTCGTGCGCGGCCTGCGCCGCGCCGAGAAGAAGCTCAAGGCCTTCGGCGATTCGATCCGCAACTTCGGCCTCAAGCTCGCGGGGCTGGGCTCGGCCATGCTCGCACCGCTGGCGGCGTCGGCGAAGCTGTTCAGCGGCTACGGCGACCAGGTCGCGAAGATGTCGAAACGCACAGGCGTAAGCGTGGAAACGCTGAGTGAACTGCAATTCGTCGCCAGCCAGACCGGCACGGAGTTCGAGTCGCTGGAGATGGGCTTCCGGCGGATGCAGCGGTCGATCTACGACGCCGAGCGAGGACTGTCCACGGCGGTCGATGCGCTGGCTGATCTGAATCTGACCGCTGCTGACTTCGAGGGCCTTTCGCCCGAACAGCAGTTCAAGCTCCTGGCCGACCGGATCAGCCAGATCGAAGACCCGACGAGGAAAGCCGCCATCGCCATGACGCTGTTCGGGCGCACCGGCACGAATCTACTGCCGATGTTCGCCAGCGGCGCGAAGGGCATCGAGATTCTGCAGGCCGAGGCGCGACGACTCGGCCTGACCATGTCCAGCGAGGACGCCAAAGCGGCGGAGGACTTCACCGATGCGCTCGACGCCCTGTGGAAGGTCGTCAAGATGGGCGTGTTCAACGTCGGCGCGGCCCTCGCGCCGGTTCTCCAGCAGATAGCCGAAACCTTCACGTCGGTGGCGATGAAGGTCAGCGCCTGGGTCAAGGCCAACCAGGAACTGATCGTCACCGGGTTGAAGGTCATCGCCATCGTGATCGCCGTCGGCATCGCGCTGGCGGCGCTGGGAACGGTCATCTCGGGCCTGGGCACGATGCTGGGCGTGCTGATCACCGTCATCACCACGGTCGCGGCCGTGCTGAAGATTCTCGCGGCCGTGATCGCGTTCCTCGTCTCGCCGATCGGCATGGTCATCGCCGCGCTGGCGGCGCTGGGCGCGTACCTGGTCTACACCACCGGCGCGGGCGGCAAGGCCCTCGGCTGGCTGGGAAGCAAGTTCAACACGCTCAAGGAAGACGCCTTGACCGCCTACCAGGGCATCGCCGACGCGCTTGCCGCCGGGGACATCGGCCTGGCGGTGAAGATTCTGTGGCTGACGATCAAGATGGAATGGACGCGCGGCGTGAATTTCCTGGAGAAGGCGTGGCTGAACTTCCGCAACTTCTTCATCAAGATCGGCTACGACGCCTGGCACGGCCTGCTGGCCATCGTCGAGGTGGTCTGGCACGCCCTGGAGGTCGGCTGGATCGAGACGACGGCGTTCTTCTCCAAGGCGTGGACGAACTTCACCAGCTTCTTCGCCAAGACCTGGGAGCGGATCAAGTCCGGCGCGAAGAAGGCATGGAACTGGATCAAGTCGCTATTCGACGACTCGGTAGACCTGGAGGCCGAGAACAAGCTGGTCGAGGAGCAGAAGCAGGCCGCGATCAACCGCATCGAGAACGAGCAGCAGCGCCGCATCGCCCAGCGCGAAGCCGAGCGGGAGGCGGAGCGCCGCCGGGCGTCGGCCGTTCACGAGGCGACGCTGGCCGAGATCGGCCGGGAGAACCTCGAGAAGCACCGTCAGCTCGACACCGAGTACGCCGACCGCATGGCCGAGAACGAACAGGACCTGGCCAAGGCGCGGCAGGAGTGGCGCGAGGCCATCGACGCCGCGCGGCAGAAGCGCCAGGACAAGGAGGCTGAGGGCGGACCCGACGGCCTGGAAGGCCCGGACGCCATCATCGATAAGGCCCAGCGGGCGCTGGACGGCCTTGGCGACATCGGCGGCTTGATCGGCGAGCAGGCGGCGAAGATCGGCGTCAAGGGCACGTTCAACGCCGCCGCCGTGCGCGGGCTTGCCGCAGGCGATGCCGCCGACCGGACGGCCAAGGCGTCCGAGGAGACCGCCAAGAACACTAAGAAACTCGTACAGGCCGCCACCACCGGCGGTCTGACGTTCGCGTAGATCGGGAGGGGCACGGATGCCCGTATCGCTGACCGAAAAGAACGACAGCCGGAAGGTCACCACCGCGTCCAACGGCGACGCCCAGTCGGCCGAGTTCGTCTACACGCTGACCGGCGTGGCCGACGAAAACAGCGCCCGCATCTTGGCGACCAACTCGACGGCCTCGACCTACGGCGACCTGATCCGCAAGTCGATCTCGCTCGAGCCGGTCCACGTCGACACGGCCAACCTGGACACGTGCATCTGGGAGGTGACCGTCCAGTACGGCGAGAAGGACGAGCCGGAAAGCGGCGACCCGTCGACCTTCAGCTTCGATACGGGCGGCGGCACTCAGCACATCACCCAGTCGCTGTCGACCATCGGCAAGTACACCGCCAGCGGCACCGCCCCCGACTTCAAGGGCGCGATCGGCGTCACGCACGACAATGTCGAGGGCGTCGACATCACCGTGCCGGTCTACCAGTTCACTGAGACGCACTACCTCTCGGCCGCCCAGGTCACGCCCGCCTACAAGGGGACGCTGTTCTACCTGACCGGCAAGGTTAACAACGCCAGCTTCCGGGGCTTGGCTGCCGGGGAGTGTCTGTTCCTGGGCGCATCCGGCAGCCAGCGCGGTCCGGATGAAGACTGGGAGATCACCTTCAAGTTCGCCGGAAGCCCCAATCGCACGGGCATTACCGTCGGGCCGATCACCGGGATCGCCAAGAAGGGCTGGGAGTATCTCTGGGTCCGCTACGCCGACACCGAGGATGCCGCCAGCAACACGCTGGTCAAGCAGCCCGTCGCGGCCTACGTCGAGAAGGTCTACGAGGATGGCAGCTTTTCTGGCCTGGGGATCGGATCATGAGCGACCACATGAAGAAGGTCCAATCCGGCGACCCGCTGGTCGTCCCCGCCCAGGCGTACAACGCATTCATCGACGCGGCGAAGGACTTTCAGCAACGGACGCGCCATGTCGGCCAGCAGGCCACGCCCGGCTATCGCTCGGCGAGCATCACGCTGGTCAAGAACGAGTCCGGCGAAGATCGCGACCGCTTCGACGTCCTGGGCCTGGGCGAGCCGGTGATCCTGCCCGACGCAGGCGGATCGGCCGAGCAGACCTTCAAGAATGCTGTAGCCCTGCGCGGCAAGATGCCGGATGCGACGCTGCACGAGGGCAAGTTCGCCATCCTGGCCGAGCCGCTCGCGGCCGGTGCGATCGGTCGGGCGTACCTGGCGGGCGTGACAGCCGTGCGTCTGCGGCTGGAGGATTCGGCGCAGGAGGTCGCCCGCGCGGAGATCATTGACGCCGATGCGACGGCGCTTCAGCCTGCGCCCGACGGCTCGGCGCAGGTGCTCTGGCATCAGCAGCAGACCGGCGATGTGTGGGCCATCGTCCGCCTGGGCAACGCTGCGCCCGCAGGCGTGTGGGTGCAGATCACCTCCACCGAGGCCAGCGCCGGGGAGTACTCGAGCTGGCAGGAGGTGGAACTGACCGACGATGGCGAGGGCGGGCTGGCGTGGTCCGCCGTGGCTGACGGCCTGGCCGGTCCCGACGATGGTGTGCTCTACGAGGTCAACGGCGTTGAGGACATCCCGGCCGACACGGTTGTGCAGGCCTTCCCGAATCCCGCCTACGACCCCGAAGCGCCCGATCCGCTGCCCGCATGGTTGTTTCAGTACGAACAGCCCGAGGTGATAGGCTTTGGCGTTCCGGCCGACGGCGAGGTCGACGTGCCGCACGACGTCGACATCGACCTGACGGTCACCGACGTGGCCGGCACGCCCATCCTGAACGACCAGGGCCAGCCGCAGGTGATCAAGGTCTGGCGCAATGCGTTGAAGCGGTCGCTCTACACGGACTTCGACGCCTCCACGGTCTTCGTCTACGTCAAGTTCCCCCAGCCGGTGGGCGGCGTGAGCGGCTGCATCTTCAGCCGCACCGAGGCGTTCAAGAACTACCGCGAGTGGTTGCCACCCGAAGGCTACTCGCTCTATCCCGACCAGCAGCCCCCGGCCTCGACCGACATCACCGGCGAGCCGGGCAACGAGGATCACGTCCACGTCATCGGCAAGATGTTCATGGAGACCGACGCCGACGGCAAGGGCTGGGCACCGTGGTTCGTGATCGACCCCGAGGCCCTCGGCAGCGGCAAGGTCAAGACCGACGCGACGGACGAGACGCCCGGCTACCTCGACGACGAAATCCAGGTCGGCGAGAACCCCGGCCAGCCGCATACGTGGGTTCGCAAGCGCGTCAACGACGAGCCCGCCGGCCCCGAGGCCAACGATCACAAGCTGCGGCTCTACCACGGCGACTGGGACGCGCTGAACACCAACAAGGTCGGCAGCCTGTTTGCGTTCGGCGCGGCAGGGGCGAACGTAGCCGTCGTCGACGCGGGCGTCGATCCCGGCCCCGGCACGGCCTGGCTCACCTTCAGCGAGTACGAGGACGAGTACGACTCGAAGAAGCACAGCAAGATCAAGCTGAAGGTCGGCGCGCGGAAGCTGGTCATCAACGGCCTGGGCAAGGTCTTCACCGACGGCAACGACACCGTG